ACGAGAGACAAACGCCGCTATAGCTCAGTTGGTAGAGCAACGCATTCGTAACGCGTAGGTCGCCAGTTCAAGTCTGGCTAGCGGCTCTCAAATAAAACGCTGATTATTAGTTCTTTAATCAGCGTTTCTCTTTTCTAAAAATTCAATTCCGAATAAAAAAAACATAAATCTGCGTATATATTTGCACAAAATTGTATAGTAGAATTGTGTTTTGATTATTCGACTATGGCAACAATCAGATTAACAATTTTAAGTTCTATTAAGGAACATGATGGCAGGCTTCCCATCTTAGTCTGCATCTCCCAAAAGAAAGAACGCGCCTACATCAAAACAGAGTTTCTGTTAGATGATATTGCAGAATTCGATAACGGTAAAGTCGCTTACCGGAAGGATGCGAACGTCATGAATAAAAGGCTTGAATTTGTGTTTTCACAATACAAAGAGAAATTTAATTCTATTGAATGTATAGACTATTTTTCTGCAATTCAGATAAAGCGGATTATAATGTCCAAGGAACGCCCTTCACATATTTCGTTTCTGGAGTTCTGGAAACAGCGCATAAATGAAATTAGGGAAGAGGGGAGGGAAAGCTATGCAAAAATGAATGAGGAGACTGTACGGGTGTTTACTAATGCGGAAGGAGATGTACCTATTCCTGCAATTAATACTTTATTGGTAGAGCATTTTAAAAAGTGGATGATAAAGAAAGGCTATGCTAATGGAAACATCGGATTGCGATTAACCCATCTGAAAGCCCGGATAAACGAGCTGATAAAAACAGGTGTTCTGAAAACGGATGTGCACCCATTTGTGTACACGAAAATACCAACAGCAGATCCTAAAGAGTGCGATCTTTCAATAGAAGAATTTCAGAAAATACAAAGGGCGGAAGTCGAAGGAAAAAGATTGAATTTAGGTAGGGACATGTTTTTACTCTCTTTCTATTTGTGCGGTATCAACTTGAAAGATTTATTATCTGTTGATTTGTCGGTGGATATACTTTCTTTTGAAAGAATCAAGACTGTTCATGCTAAGACTGGGAAATCAGTCATAACGATACCTATACATAGCGAAGCGAAAGCAATTATCAGTAAGTACATAAATAAAAGCGGATTTTTGGATTTGGGGTATTCTTATACCTATTCTAACTTGCAAAAGTACATCAATCTTTGCATGAGGGAACTAAAGGAGCACTTAGGGATTAAACAGACGTTGTGTTTCTATTCTGCTCGTAAAACCTTTGCACAGTTTGCCTCAGAGCTTGGAATTCCGGATGGGGTGATAGATTATTGTCTCGGTCATTCAGATAAGAGTAGGGGAGTTATTCGATATTATACACGCGTCAAACAAAAACAAGCTGAGATAGCCATAAACAGGGTGATAGACTATACCAACAATCCTGAAAAATATACTGAATATATAGAGATGAGAGCAGATATTATGCTGATGAAAGGATAACCGAACCTTTTTCTTATATTTGCTGGAAAATAATCTATATGACAATTGAAGAAGCAATTGCTCTTATTGAGCGAATAAAAGACCAGGTTGTCGGGGCTCCAGTTAAAGGTCGGTTCATTGAATCTTTGTTTATTGGGCCAACCAACTGGGATGAAATGCATATCTTTATGAATATCTGTCTTCAAAAAGGGGAAGATGAAGCTATCGACGAGTTTATTGGCAAAAGTTTTTCTGTGTATGGCAGGTCGGTAACATATATTAATCCTGACCTTCCACGGTGGGATGTAACTGTGCTGGATGATTGGGAGAAAACTATTAATAATTAAAAAAAGTATCTGCAATGAGCAAACCCTGACCTCTTTTGTTTTAATACAAAGAAGCAGAGTTATGAAAAAGCAAATAGAAATACATAAAATAGATATATCAAGCAATCTTCCTTTGCAATACGCTGATGAAGGCATAAAGGCCGGTTTTCCTTCACCGGCTCAGGACTATTTAGAGCAGGCAATTGATTTGAATAAAGAGCTTATTCGGCACCCGGCAAGTACTTTTTATGGTCGTGTAGTCGGAGACTCAATGCGTGATGAAGGAATAGAGGAAGGCGATATACTCGTAATAGACAAATCGCTTGAATTACTGGATGATGATCTTGCCGTATGCTTTATCGACGGTGAGTTTACCGTAAAGCGTGTAAGGCTAGAACCCGATGCAGCATGGTTAGTACCGTCAAACAGTAATTATCCACCCATCAAAGTGACGAAAGATAATGAGTTTATGGTTTGGGGGATAGTAACCTATACAATAAAAAAGAATCGGAGGAAAAGATAATGTTCGGATTGATGGACTGCAATAATTTCTATGCTTCCTGTGAACGGGTATTCAATCCAGCGCTTAACGGGAAGCCTGTCGTTGTACTTAGTAATAACGACGGGTGCGTTATTGCACGATCCAATGAAGCTAAAGCACTAGGTATCAAAATGGGAGTACCTGCTTATCAGATTAAGGATTTGGTGAGTAGTCACGGAGTTGCTGTATTCAGCAGCAATTATACGCTGTATGGAGATATGTCCGGACGCGTAATGTCTATTTTGGCAGGATTAGCACCCGAACTGGAAGTTTATTCTATCGACGAAGCATTTATCAACCTTGATGGCATTCAGGATATTCAATCACTTGGTACAAGAATAGTAAACCAGGTAACACGTGGTACCGGTATTCCTGTTAGTTTAGGTATTGCACATACAAAGACGCTTGCAAAGGTAGCAAATAAGTTTGCAAAGAAGTATCCAGCTTACAACCGTCTTTGTATCATTGATACAGAGGAGAAACGAATCAAGGCCCTACAACTGACGAATATCGGTGATGTGTGGGGAATCGGACGTAGACAAGCAGCAAAGCTCGAAAAGCAAGGAGTGAAAACAGCATACAACTTTACGCAGCTTTCCGGTGCATGGGTACGCAAGAATATGACGGTAGTAGGTGAACGTACGTGGAAAGAACTTCGTGGTATCTCATGTATTGATATGGAATCAGCTCCACCGGCCAAAAAGCAAATTTGTACTTCTCGATCATTTGGCAAGATGCTCACTGATATAGACACAATGGCTGAAGCTATTGCCACTCATGCTTCTACTTGTGCAAGAAAACTCCGGAAACAAAAATCTTATGCAATATCCCTGATGGTGTTTATCCACACGAATAACTTTCGGGAAGATCTTCCTCAATATTGGAAAAATACCGTTTTACATCTTCCGGTACCAACAAACGACACGCAAGAAATAGTACATTATGCGCTGATTGGACTAAAAAAAATATTCATGAATGGGTATCAGTATAAGAAAGCCGGGGTTATCATCACCGAAATAACTGAAGGTGCCCAGCTTGGACTTTTTGATTCAGTGGATCGTGAAAAGCGGGAAAGACTTCAACAGGCAATAGACAAGATTAACGGAGAATATAACCAACTCGTTAAATTGGCTATTCAAGGAACAGGGAGAGACTGGAAACTTAAACAAGAACAACTCTCTGGGTGTTATACTACTGATATTAATCAGATTATAGACATTAATTGTAGATAGTATGTGTTTCCATAATTCCATGTCAGCGAAAGCAATAAAACTTGCCGCCCGATACGGACGTAAATCGGATATTGTTGAAATATACCAAGATATGCTAAACGAGCAGTATCACGTGAATGCATTCAACTTTCCGAAATATCCTATTATCACAACCGCGGATGAGATACAAGTGTTCAACTGGGGATTAATACCATTCTGGGTAAGAACCGAAGAAGATGCGCAGGAAATCCGAAAAATGACTTTCAATGCACGTTCGGATACTATTTTTGAGAAGCCTTCTTTCCGGGAACCAATTATGAAGAAGCGATGTATTGTGCCGTCAACCGGGTATTTTGAATGGAGGCATGAGGGAGCAAAGAAGATTCCCTATTACATATATCTGAAAGATGAACCTATCTTTTCGATGGCAGGTATTTACGATCGTTGGCTAGACAAAGAGACAGGAGAAGAATATGATACTTTCTCTATTATAACTACTGATACTAACCCTTTGACTGATTATATCCATAATTCAAAACATCGGATGCCGGCTATCCTATCTAAAGAGGACGAAGAAAAATGGCTGGATTCTGACTTACAGAAAGCGGATGTTACTTCTTTTCTTAAACCGTTTGATGCTAATAAAATGGACGCTTATATAATAGAGAGAGATTTTATTAAGAAGATTTCAACTGACCCAACCATTTTACAAAGAGCATAAAAGGTAGCCGAATAAGCTACCTCACCTATATCTAAATGCTTTTCCTTAAATCTTTCAAGAACGCTCTCAAATTACGAACGTCCTTTTTAATTAGCATTTCATTTACTGTATTACCATTATAAGTATCATATATAGAAATACGTAATATTGGAACTTTTCTTATAACTGAATTCAAATCTTTTATGAAATCATAAAAAGCCCTTTGTCTCCATCTGGAACTGCCATTTTCTGATAAATCACCATAATCTCCACTAACAACAAAATGTTTATCAGAAGAGTTTGTTTTCCAATTATTTCCCCAACTTGCAGCTCTTAAACATTGTTCTTCCTTTGTTAAACAATATTCTTTATAATTAGAAACTGAAAAAAAGGGGAAATCATTGTAGATAGAAGAAGCCAATGTCTCAAGTCGGTATCGATTGAAATGTCTTTCTTCATCAAGCTCAATACAAAAGTCTTTCAATGAAATATCCCAGGAACCATAGTTTATGGGTATTTGTTCAGAAGTTCCTCCTAATGCTGAGTAAACTCTTTCCACCTCATTTATTAGCCCAGAATATTCAATCTCAAAGATTGATAACTTTGGAGATTTTATCAATGAACCACTGTATATATCCTCTGTAATTGATTTTAATAAGGTTTGTCTTTCTCCCATATCTTGTTTGTATTATAAATATATTGCATTAATTAATGCATCTCTGTTATTTTCATCCTAAATTCCCGCAGCTGGTCGATAGTAGGATAGAATGTAGGATTCTCCCAGTTCCTTGATATCATTTGTATCATTGATGACAGAAAAGAAGCACAGTCTAGTACTGTAGTTGCTTTATTGATTTGAAATTTGCCATCAGGATATGATTTATTACTAAGCGTTTCTTTCGCCCAAGCTAGCAACTCTTGCACGGAATCGTGATCGTAGTTTTGTTCCATAATGTTGTTTTTGGGGCAAAGGTATATACCTGCTGTGAAATATGCTAATATTGAGTATTCAATTCTAGATAAAAATGGTAGTAGGCAACATTAACACTCTAATATTAGAGTCAAGATGTTAAATAGTAGTAATATTGCTATTTTCTATAGCGTCTTTTATTGGTAGTAGTAGTAATATTACTATCTTTGTAATGCATTTGTTGACGATAAGTAAACTTCTACACATTACTTGTTAAAAATGAGATTTAAACCCCAGAGAAAAAAATGGGAAAAAACATGAAAATTTCAGCTATATTAAAAAGGCTGAAAAAAAGTGGTTGGGTACAATCCCACCAAGTAGGTAGTCATAAACAATTTAAACATCCTACAAAAAAAGGAAAAGTTACTATTAATGGTAATCCTTCGGATGTAATTGATGGTATGCTACTTGCCAGTGTAGAGAAGCAGTCTGGAATTAAATTTTAGCCAGACTCTACAATTTTAGTAAATTTTATCAATATGAAGAAAGTTGTCATTACTGTAGCAAAAACTCCTAAAGGTTACTCTGCAGCTTGCGAGTTATTAGAAGGTTGGATAGTTGCTGTCACTGGAAGTTTTGAGGATTTGAAATTGCAAGTGAAAGAAAGTATTGATTTTTATGTATCATGTGCCCAAGAAGAAGGGGATGATTATCCTATTATCTTCAATGGGGATTATGAACTGGAATATAAATTTAATATTGAAAGTTTACTTTGCTGCTATGAAAAAGTCTTTACAAGATCGGCTTTAGAGCATATAACAGGGATAAATCAAAAACAGCTTAGCCATTATGCCTGTGGACGTTCAAAGCCTCGTAAAGAAACTGCCGAAAAAATAGTGAATGCTCTTCATAAGTTAGGAAGAGAGTTATGCTATGTATCTATTTAAGAAAAGGGTGGTTTATTAGCCACCCTTTTTCTTTTCATATTACCACATAAATAAGTTATAACTAATCCCTACACCAAGATATAAACCATTGGGATAACTGTATCCGGCTTGTAACCCAAGTCCCCAACGCTTCCTCTTTGGAACAATAGTATGATAAATATCATTTGTCACTTCCTGAAACACAGTTCGCGGATACACTTCTATACTGTCAAGTCTTGGGTGGTAACCAGAGACCCATGCTTGGTAAAGACTATCCTTATAGCAAGTTTGTTCACGATTGACTACTGTATCACCTATTTGTATCGTATCTTTTAACTGTATAAACAACAAAGGAGCCATAGGTGAAGAAATAAGCAATGTATCAACTTTGACAACCGTCCTTATATTCGTCTTAGTTCTTATTTGTGTCGGGAGAGGATCAGGTGGACGGAACCAGGCTACTACACAAGCAATAGCCAATAATACGACTAATGTCCAAGAAAACGTTTTCATGGCCGAACTACTGTATTACGAAGAAAATTAGAAAATTCACTCCTGACATCAAAGCAGGGACAAGCCTTGATATATTCCCTAGACTCTACCTCTCCGCTGCCGTCTAGATCCGGCGAAGTATCACGATGTCCGAGCACTTCAATTATAGGATATTCCTTACAGAGCTTCGCGACCAATTCGCGTAGTGCTGCCCTTTGAGCCGGAGTACGTGTATCTGTCGGCTTTCCGGCTGCATCCAAGCCTCCGATATAACAGATGCCAACACTATGCTTATTATATGAAGACTCTGAAAATCCTTTGGTATTACAATGCGCTCCGTCAATGCTTAACGGTCGCCCATTCTCAACCATTCCGTCAAGGTTAACAATGAAGTTATAACCGATCTGATTGAATCCCCGAGCCCGGTGCATCCGGTCAATATCTTTGGCTCGTAGAGCCTGTCCGGCACGCGTGGCCGAACAATGGATGATAATTGCATCAATAGTTTTCATTTTGCGTCTCCTTTTTGTAAGTAGTTCGTTAAATAGGGGATGTTCTTTATAAACTCAACACTTAATACATAGTGCAAGAAAGCTACTACCTTATGGCCATTGCTAGAGTTGGGTAGAATTTCTTTGATATTCCTTAGAATGTTCACCCCGTAGAAATAGAAAACGCTATACGTAATAAATGAAACACATTGTAGCGCACCTTCCGGATTGCCTTTATGCTCACCAATAAAGTAGATGCAGCTAACCAAGGCAAAGAAAATAGTCGCTTCTACAATACATCTCCAAGCCTTTTTAAAGGAAAAGCTTTCATGATTGATAAGGAGTGCAGTAAGTAGCCCGCAAATGAAATTAAGAGCAAATACTGCAATAAGACTTTTGATCTCCCCAGAGATAGGATTGAGATAAGCAGCTATGCCGGTAATCAATCCAATAAGTAAGTTTTTGAAATAATCCATAATCATTTATCTAAAATATTAATACTTCATTTCAAGACCTCACCACAATCGTCAATGGCTGTCTGAAATACCTTCTTCACTTCGCCAGAGGTTAGCCCATGATCCTCATGCAGCGAGAAGCCGGTTACTCCATTTCGTGATGCATTGAAGAATCCGACTACCGTTTCATCCTTGACAATCTCGGCAGTAATATCTTTCACCGCTTCGGTACCACGGGTTGACATTCTGTATTTAACCCTGATAGCATCCGTAACCTTAGTTGAAGCGGTGCTGTTAGTTGCTGTAATGTTCATTCTTTGTTTCCTCCTTCTATTAAATCATAAATTTGTCCGTATGTACCTGCAGTGAGATATTCTCCACAAATCTCTTTTAAAAGAGCAGCATCTTCTGTCTCAATATTAAGTACTCCACGGTTGCTAATAATCTGTTGTAGCATTTTGTATGCTCGTAACTTCTTGGAAGTTTCCATATTCTTCTGTGGATTAGAACCAGCTGCAAATAATGCCTCTGCAACCAAATCACGGACAGATTTCTTACTTTCTTTCCCATTCACTAATTCAATAAACTCCCGACCTCTAAAGTCAAGCAAGTTTCTGTTTAAATTTACTTTCATTGCAACTTTATGTATTTTTTAATTCTACAATAATCCCCTTCACGATATGTGCTCTATATCCAAAAGTATTGCTGTCTTTTAAACCATATACCCATATATCTGATACTACGTCCATAGTATTTCCATTCCCATCACGAGGGTAAAATCCATTCGCAGAAACATCACCCAATACATTCACATTACCATCAAAGAAACCTGCATAAATGTAATTGCTCGGATATGTAGGATTTGATTTAGAAGAACCATAGATGGCCGCACTTCCTCCAGCTGTTGCTCCTACTGCACAAACTCCAAATTTACCATCAGTTGCAGCATTAAAAGTTACATTAACAACGCCTTCCTTTGCAGTTCCTGAACCAAGCTTTAAACTTCTTGATGTCCCTCCGAAATAATCAGAACGTGTCCATACAAGACGACCACCTTCAATTGTAAATCCTCCAATAAAACCGGAAACAGCTTCAATATGCCTAACCTTTATCAGGTCAGTATTTAGGTAACCGCCTACCACAATGGTAGAACCAAGCTGGGCAGCTTCGACAGCATCTTTGAATGCTAATCCACCCAAACCGGAACGATCTACTTTTGAATTGATTACTGTCTGCAGATCACTATGAAGCGCTGTGATGGTGACAGCTCCTTCTAAATTAATTTTAGATGAGTGGATAGTCGTTTCTCCGGCCGCCTGGTTAATATAAGATATAAGCGTATTGCCGTTTTCCAGTTCTTTAGAAGCATATATCTTATTACCGTCTGCTGTGGTAATCCATCCGGCAGTATCTATCCGCTGCGTCAAGCTATCAACTCGAGTTACTTGTGCGGAGATTTGAGTATTGAGCACTTTCAAATCAGCAGTACATTCATCTGAATAGCTTTTCAGTTTGTCTTGAATAGCTTTGTTTGCTCCTTCAACAGCTGTATTGAAACTGGCTAAAGCAGAGTTGAATAAAGCGAACTTATCATCTACATTCTTTTTTTCCTCAACAGTCGTTTGTCCATCTGCAATAGCCGTATTTATTGCAGCAATAAGATTATCAATTGCACCTGACAAAGAAACCTTAGCATTAAGTAGATCTGTTTTAGCAGAGCCTTCCAGATAGGCATTCACGTATAGTTTATTATATGTAGCTTCAACGGCAGATTTCGTATTCTTAACTGTATTCAGATACTTCTCTATTGCTTTCGCTTCCGCCCCGTCAATAATACCATCAGCAAAAGCTCCATCTACGTAGTCATGTAAGCCATCGACTGAATCGGCTGCATCTTGTGCGGCCTTGGCTGCGTTCGCAGCGTCCTCTAAAGCTTGTATCGCTTGTTTAAGTGCCTCGTCGGAATATTCCTTTAGTTTATCCTGTATTGCCTTATTAGCTTCCTCAACAGCTGTGTTGAAAGTCGCTAAGGCTGAATTAAACAGAGTAAACTTATTATCGACCTCTCTTTTTTCCTCTGCAGTGGCCTGTCCGTCAGCGATGACCGTATTGATAGCATTTATAAGGTTCTCAATACTTCCCATCAATGTAACCTTAGCATTGAGCAAACTAATCTTTGCAGAGCCGGATAAATAAACATTCGTGTAGAGTTTATTGTAAGTTGCTTCGATAGCCTGTTTGGTATTGTTGACAGTATTGATATACTTCTCAATAGCTTTTGCTTCTGCTTCGTCTATAATTCCGTCAGCGAAGGCTCCATCTACATAATTATGAAGTCCTTCCACTGAATCAGCAGCATCCTTGGCCGCTTTAGCTGCATCCTTTATTTCCTGATGAGCATCTTCCCATTCAGATAGATTTTCTAATCCGGAGGAACCGGCTTTAATTTGAATATTTCCGCCTATTTCCCCTTTTACCAAATCGAAGTACGTCTTTCCGTCCGGCGAAATAATCCGTTCTGTTGTTACACGTCCCGGGAGAATCTCTGTGAATCCGTATAATTCGACAAAACTTCTACTACCGTCATACTCACTATTAAGCACTCCAGTGAGTAAATGATAATATCCGGTTATCTGTTCCATTTTAATAGCCGTTTCACTCAAGAGGAATGTTCCGGCTTGATTCTCTTTGCCAACTTTAGCATATAGATAATACTTCTTTTCCGGATCAATGAGTGCCGGAGAATTGTATTCAGCCATATCCCAATACTTATATTCATCTGCCTTATGAGAAGAAGAAAGAGAACTAATACCGAGTGTCAAATGCTGGATGATTCCTGCCGGAGCATTCAGTATTCTTGTGCTGGCATTATAAGTAATATTATGAGATACTTGTGCCGGATTTGTTTTTGAGTTCACAAACCGGAACTGCAAACTTTCATCACCTACAAGCAGTTGCATGGTTGAAACAGTTATCGGATTGACAGAGCCGGAGAAGTTCAGCAGTGCATCTTCAAGCATGGACATCGTTTCCTTTGCATCCCGGAACCGACGCTTAGTAAACTGCAGGGCGTCCTTATGCTTGATATCTACCTCTACTTTGTTCGTCTCAATCTTATTCAGATCACTTGAAACAGATGTACTGACTGGTTCGTTTGACAACTCTATTTCCGGAGAATATGGATTATTAATATAGCGCTTGATTCCGATCATGCGAATAAGAGAACCTTCCGGATGAAATTGCGTATCATAGAAATCAACATACCCTCCGAGTACTATTTTACCGCCTATCTCCAACCAGCGTTTTTTAGCCCAAATGCCGTCCAATGTCCCGGTAAATATGAATGCTTTATCTTCATGTTCATACAGGTATTTTGCTGCTTCCTTGAAAGCTTCCCAGCTCGCACCTGTTTGTGTGCTGTCATTACAGATATAAGCCTTCGGCAATTGCATTCCGAACACTGCGTATGTATCACCAACCTTCGGGCGCCAGACTTCCGGTTCCGGCATTGTTATCCCATCAATTTCTTGCGGAACAATTTCAAATCGACGTGCCTCTTTCTTGTCTTTCGCTTCATGGATATACTTTACTTCGAACTCCTTGCCTGTAAGCATGCCGGTTTGGAAAATGACAGTCATACTTTCTCCAGCTATGAGACAATCTTCGAAATTCAACTCTTCCGGGATGTCTTTATCTACAAAGTCAAAGAAGTTATTCTTCTTGTTCACTTCAATAACAGCACTGACAGTACCGACACGGGAAGGATAATAGCTGTACAGTCCAGACTATCTTCCTTTGCTGTTGTAAGTTCTTTATCGGCACGCATGACACAAGTTCCATCCGCATCGGTCTTATAGATACGCGCCTTAGTAGAATCGAAGCCCTCTTCATTCTCAAATTTGATTCCATCAAATCGGATAGTCTTATTCTTTGGAAGTAACAGGTACTTAGATCCGTATGTAGAATAATCAATATTGCGATCTGTAGTTTCTACCAAAATTATTTCGGGTGGTATCTCCCCAGAAGTCCTACCAACACCGACCTTGAAGCCGTGCCCTTTACCATACGACAGTTTCAAAGGGTTCTCCTTGTTATACTCAACTTTACGCAGATGGATAGTCTTAATTTGTTTTCCTTCAACCGTTTCTTCAATGATCTGCCATTCTGTTTCATATAGTTCTGCAAGTTGATTGAAAGCATCAAGAATATAGGTGTGATTGTAGTTGATAACTTTTTCCGTTCCTTCAATGCAATCACCGACTTTCCAACCGGTACTCCGACGGTTCAGGTTTTCAACGAGTAGACGTAGGTGTTCATGTGGCTTGGCTGTATATGAGAATTTAATACTTCTGTCAACGGTATGACGTACTTTCCACAGCATAGCATCAGCCTCCCCAGTTTCCAGAATCAGAGTATATTCGAAGTTACGTTCACCGTTCTTCTTGAAATTGCTATCCTTCTTCAAGAAATAACGTTTTCCATAAAAGTCGCACCAGGAGCCAACCGGAATTTCAATATATCCCGGATGAGAAAAATACAAAGTGAGTGTATCTTCTCCCATGATAGCTTCATAAGAGTAGCTTTCATCTTTTACTTCGATTTTTATTTCCTTATCATCATTATATAAAGTTACCATGTCCTTAGAATTATATCCTAAAATATAAATGTCAAATAGAAATGTATTGAATAATAGGCATAAAAGTAAGGAAATGATAGACGAATCATTGATAAAATAATATATTACACACAACATCAACGGCATTGTCACGAAATAAATCAAAATGAAAAATATTTAAAAGAAATCACTCAAAATGTAGTTTAATTCACCTAAGTTCTCTCGGAACTAATGCAGCATTGAAAGACTGGTCAAATGTTACGACACAGAACCTCGGTCAGAATGGTTA